GCTTCGTCGCCCCCTGGGTTTGAAACACGTTATTCGACGCCGTATCCGACAACAGCTCCGCCGTCACGTCGAGTTGGACGTCCTTGTCGACGCGGCGCTCGATCACACCGGGTAACTCGATCCCGTCGAAGCGATCGACGCCGCCCGGCGAGACGTCGTTGGGGGCGATCCCGAGGTCGCCGCCGAGGTCGCCGCCGATCTCGAGGTCAAGCGTGAACTGGACCGACTGGCGCTCGCCTTCCCGGCGGGTCCAGCCCAACCCCCGCGGCGTGACGTTCTCGGTATCGCCGACGTAGTCGTTCCGGAGCGCATAGCCGGCGTTCGGCGGCTCGGAGTTGACCCACGCCTCGAACTCGGAGGCCCACCGAGCGACCGCCTCAAGCGGCGTCGTCGCCGCCGTCGTGCCGGCCGTAATGAGTCGCTGGCCGACGACGATGCCGCCGACCGTAATGCGGCCCTGGTCGCTGAGGATACTGAGGACGGTCTCGGGCGTCGCGGCCGGTGCGAAAATCTCCGCCTCGGCGTCGAACTCGGTGCCGAGCCGTTGGGCGTTCCACAGCCGGACGTCCAGCCCGCTCACCTCGGAGTTGGATAGATACAGCGCCATGTTAGCCGTCCTCGTCGCCGTTGAACGCCCGACTCACACCCGCCGCGATCACGTCGGCGCGCTCGTCATGCCAGGTCTCTCGGTGGTCGGCCCACGCGATGAACCACCGGGCCGGCGTCTCGGTCGGATCGTAGCCGTACTCGACACACCACGCGATCAGGTCTCCGCCCACGCGTCCGCTATCGAGGGTTCGTTTCCCTCAACCGCCCCCGCGCCGATCGAATCGAGTTCGTCGTGGACGTTCCGGGCGACGACCGCCGGCCACGCCCCAGGGTCGGCGTCGAAATAGTCGGGACACTCGCGGACGCCCCGCTCAAGGGCGGCCGACATCATGGCCCCCTTCGGGAAATCGCCCTCCTCGCGGCGTTGCTTGGCGCGGAGGTTGTCGACCTCGTCGACCGTCGCCGCGAACTGGTCCATGTTCAACTCCCGAAGGACGAACGCGCCGTCGCCGTCGCACTCCGCCGCGTAGTGCTCGAGCGCCGCGGCGGTCTCTTTGGCCGTCTGAATCTGGTCGTTGTACTGGTCGAATTGGGCCTGTTGCTCCGGCGGGACGGCGTCGAGACTGTCGCACTCCGCTTTGAGCGACTCGACGAACGCGGCCCGTTGCTCGCGGAGGTCGGCGATCTCCCCCTCGCGGAGGTCCGCCGCCATCTCCGAGAGCGTGACCGTTTTCTCCCGCATCGTTATCGCGCCACACTCGCGTCGTTTTCGGCGACGACCGTCACGGTCGGCGCGATCTCGGTGAGTTGGTCCTCGATGTCGGCGCCCGGATCGCCGACGCCCGATCGGGAGTGATCCGTCGGGAACACGTCGGCCAGTTGCCACTCGACTTTGTTCTGTGCCGACCCCGACTTGCCGTTGTCGGCGGTGATCGTGATCGCGGCCGTGTTGTCGATCTGATCGGAGAGCGTGGTATCGTTCCCGTAGAAGCGCTCCAGATCCGACGTGTCCTCGATAATCCGCGTGTAATCGAGGTCGTACGTGTACTCTTTGGGGTTGTGGGCGACGGCCCGGCGGTGCCCGAGGTCGTAGATCAGGGCGTCGTTCGTCGCGATCGAGAGACTGACCGACTGCGTGAGCGACAGCGTCGTCCCGTCGCGATCGAGGGTCGCGTGGTGGGTCATGAGCGGCTCCCGTTGGACGGTCGGCTGGCTCGTAACGGAGATGTCCGTCGTCGGCTCGTCGGCGTACGCGCCGCTCAGACTGACCGTGATCTCGCCGGGGACGTCGAACGAAATGTCGACCGACGAGACGATACACCCGCCGAGGACGCGCTCGAAGCCGTTGTTCGCGTCGCCCTGGAACAGCCGCAGCGACGTCGGCGCGCCGCCCGTCCCGTCACCGTAGGTGTGGGTGTAGGGGCCGGAGCCGCTAGTCGACGGCTCGCCAAAGATGGCCTGGAAAAACCACGGGTTCGCGAGCGTGAAATCGGCGGTAAAGGAGCCGGCGAACTCCTGTTCGACCACGCGGGCGGCCTCTCGCGAGTTCGGGTCGAACACCCGGACGGCGTTGTGCGAGCCGTCGAAGGTCGACAGCGTCGCGTCGTAGCCGAAGGGCTTATTATCGGTGTCATTCGGCGAACTGTTGAACCCAGCGTCCTCGTGGACGTACGAAAGGGTCGTTTGATGGCCGGCGGTCGGGGTTGCACTCATGGGTTATGTGTCGAGGAGGTCGTCAAGCGTTGGTTCGTCGTCCGATGCCATCGGGTCGCTATCGCGGTAGCCACACGCCGGACAGCGGCGGCCGCCGAGTTCGGGGACAAGAGCGCCGCCACAGTCGGGGCACTCGTCGTCGCTGTCCGCCTCGTCGGTCGTCGCTGCCCCGCCGTCGTCGCGGGTGTGCGGCACTACGTCGTCGCTGTCGTCGGCGCCGTCGCCACCGGTCGCGCCGGAGACCTCGAGCATCGCGCACGCCTTCCGCACCATGCCGAGGGCGTCCGTGTAGCCCTCGAGATACGCCTCGCGGTCGACGTCGTCGGGGACGGGGATCTGGTCGCTCATACAGCGTCGGGCGTGGACTCGTACCCGCGGACGCGGACCTCGATGTCCGAGCGGTAGTAATCGGCGTGGTCCGACAGCCCGCGGGTCCGGTCGGGCGCCCGGAGGACGTGATACGGCGCGGGCGGGGCGTTGCGATGTTTGAGGAGGACGCGCTCGACCTCGTCGCCGAGGGCTTTGAAGGCCGTGTCGTCGGGGACGAACCCGAGCGCGTCGACGTGGGCGCCTTCGAGGCGGATCGACAGCCCCGACGTCGACCGGCGCTCGCGGCCGCCCGCGCCGGCGAACTCCGAGTCCTTATCGAGCGACCCGACGCCGACGACCGTCGTGTCCGTGAGGTCGATCTCCTGTTTTCGCGGCCCGCGGATCAACTCGCTCCCGTCGTAGGAGTCGCCGCCGTACGTGCTCGCCCCGAGCGTCGCCTCGCCGAGGCTATCGCCGCTGCCGTCGCCGTCCGCGTCGACGACCATCTTGACGCTGTCGTCCCTATTGTAGAGGGTGACTTTGTCGATGGACAGCCGCGAGCGGTCGATGTCGGCATACAGGCGCTCGAGCGCCCACGTTGTGAGTGAGGTCATGCGTTGCGTTCTCGCGCTAAGTACTCGACGCCAGCTCTCACGAACCGCGTCTCGACGATGCCGGCGACGTCGACGCTACTGAAGAACACCCGGACGCCGTCGCCTTCGGCCTCGAATTGGGCGGCGATGTCCGCGGGTGGATCGTCCCACACAAAGGAGAGGACGGGGTCGCCGTCGATCGTGTGCGGCGGGGTCCCGAACTCGAAATACTCGGCGGCGGGGTGGGACCACCCCCACCGGATCTCGCCGTCGCTCTCGTCGGCTTCGACGAGTTCCAACGAGTCGATGATCGGTTCGACGTCGTAGTCGTTCGCGTCGCCGACCGCTCGGAGGCGGTCGTGGCTCTCTTGGATCGCCTGAAAGACGAGGTTGTTGCGTTCCCCGACGAGTTCGCGGTAGGCTTCTTCTTCGGCCGCCTCGGTGAACGCGGCGACGCCGTCGTCGGTCATAGCAACCAGGGATTCAGCAGTTCGTCGGCCCGCGAGCGGAGCCGCTCGGCTTTCGTCTCGACCGACGTGAGCTGCCCGTCGTCCGGCAGCGACGTCTGGAGGTCGTCGTCGAGGACGAGTTCGGCGTACGCACGCATCGCGACGCCGCGGCGGACGGTGTCGGGGAGTTCCGCCTCGCCGTAGTCGTACTCGATATAGACGGCGTTGGTGTAGCGGTCGATCGTCACGTCGTCGGCGTCCGGGGCGAGCGTCTCGGTGTCGATGTACACCTCCGTAAAGCCGCCGCTGTTGACCTGGACGCGGTAGTCCGCGCCGAAGCCCGCCGTAATATCGTCGGCGGCGGTCCAGTCGGTGTAGCCGCTACTCGCCTCGGGGTCGCGGGCCTTGAGTAACGTCAGGGGCGTTTTGACGTACCGCTTCGCGAGCCGGACGCGGGTGTAGGTGCCGTGTGCCCGTTTGGGTTCGGGACTGTCGCCGTCGATGACGACCCCCGCGCCGGTCGAAATCGCGTGTTCGTCGTCCCGCGTGATCGGATCGGTCGGGATGATCCCGGCGTCGTCCTCGGTAATGCCGCCGGGGACGTACCAATGCATCCCGGTGTTTTTCTGGACCCATGTGGTTTGGCCAGTGATTGCCTGTTCGACGAGGGTCGGGTCCTGCGCGTAGGCACCGCTAAACGAGGCCTCTTGGGCGACCCGGCGGACGTCGTCGACGGTACAGTAACCGATGTCTGTCATGAATTAGTCGTCGCTGTGGTAGCGACAGGGAAGTTCGCGGCCGCACACCTCGCCGTCGCTTTTTTCGACCGCACACGTCTCGGTAACGGTCTCGAACTCGTCGCGGTCGGTGAGCCGATCCGCCACGGCGTCGGCGACCGTCGCCTCGTCGCCCGGCTCGAAATGGTGTTCGCGGGTGCGGTAGGCCCCACGGCCGTCCGTCACGTACCGGACGCGCGTCGGCATGGTTACGAGCGCCCGCGGACGGCGATGCGGATCGCCTCGCCGGACAGATCCGTCGCGTCGGCGACCTCCGTCAGGCCGCCGCCGGTATCGGACTCCTCGCGGACGACGAGTGCGTCGTTGTCGTAGTCCCATTGCACGACGTAGCCGCTGTCGGTCGTGCCGGACTCGATCGTGACGTTGTTGATCCTGCCGAGGCCGATGTCCGAGGCTGTGAGCGTCTCGCCGCCGACGTTGTAGGAGGCGTCGAACTGTGCTTCGACGGTGATTTCGCGCTGGACGCCGCCGGTCGGGCGGTCATCCAACTCCGAGTAGGTGATCCCCATTTAGATCACCTTACGGGGCCGCGATGTTGTTGGTCCGAACGGCGGCGTTTTCGTCCTCGACCTGGAAGTCGTCGCGGACTCGCATGAAGTACCGCGCGAACAGGTCGTTTTCGGCGACCTTGTCGGTGTCGTCTAGCACCTGAATCTCGACCTCGTCGTAGAGGCCGTAAATCAGGTTGTTCGGGTGCGTGAACAGCCCGCTGTCGGTCGGGAACGCCGCCACGCCGATGATGTCGTAGTCGAACGGCGTGAGGTCCTCCTCGCCGAGGATGACCGCGTCCCCGATCGGACTGGAGCGGTCGGTGAGGTTGAAGCGGTACTGTTGGACCTGGTCCTCGTTGAGCATGAACACCGGGTCGACCCGGTCGCTCCGCTTGAACTTGTTGGGGAGCGCCTGGATCGCCTCGTGGAACATCTGCGTGTCGATGGGGGTCGATCCCTGGTCGTAGGTGTTCGTATCGGCGCTGTTGTCCAGGATCTTCAGCCAGCCGTCGTTTTGGTTGAGGAAGTTGTCGGCCGAGGCCTCGTCGCCGTTGAGGCCGAGATCCTGCGTGTCGACGGCGAACTGCCGCGCCATCTTATCGAGGACGATCTCGCCGACGTTGTCGATGACGTCGTCGACGGACTCCCGCGTGAGGTCCCACGAGAGCGTCCCCTTCTCGACGTCCATCTGGACGCCGGAGGTGTTGATCGAGGCGTTCCCGGCGTTGCCGGTGCCCTCGTTCGCGCCGCGGCGCTGTCGTTCGCCGACGCCGATCCGGGCGAGTTCCATCTTCTGCCGCGGGAGGTCCTCGGTCCGGACGGCCTCCATGATGTTCGCTTCGTCCTGGACGCGCTGGTAGAACTCCTCGAACAGGTCCCGCGGCAGAACGCCGCCGGCCATGTCGGTCGTGTCGAACTTTTCGAGTGCGTCCTCGTTTTTCGTGCGCGTGTTCCGAACGCTGTCGGTGGTACTCATGGATTAGTCACCTCCCCGCGCCTTCCGCGGGTCGAGTGTGAAGCCGTTGGTTTTCTCGCTGTCCTCGGTGTCGGCCTTGCCGAGCTGTTGGCTGTGGCCGCTCTGTTTCGAGATCGTTTCGACGCGGGCGTCGAGGTCGTCGACTTTCTCGGCGAGGGCCTGCGCCCACTCGGGGGCGTCGGTTATCGCCTTCTCGGCGTCCTCGTCGCCGTCGGCCTCCATCTTGGAGACGCAGTCGTCGATCGCGTCGACTTTCTCGGTCAGGTCGGCCGCCCACGCGGGCGGCTCGTCGTCGGTCTTGGTAGTGTCCTCGTCGTCGCTCATGGTTGTGTCCGCGGTCTCGCCCGCGGGGGCGTCCTTGTCGGTGTCGGCGGCCATCTCCTCGTCGTCGTCCTCGTCGTCCTCGTCCTCGTCGTCGTCCGCGCCGCCGTCCGTGGCTTTCGTCCGCCCCGGGGCCTCGGCCGCGTCGGCGTCATCGGACCCGGTCAGCCACGCCTTGAAGCGCCGCCATTTCGTCGCGTCGTCCGGTTCGTCGTCGCTGGATGTTTGGCTCATGTCTGTGGATGAATCGCGTTCAGCGGCGGCCGCCCGGCGCTTGTCGGCGTCTTGCCAGGCGCCGCAAATCGCTTCGGCCTCCTCGCGAGTGAGGTCTTGATCGCCCTGGAGCGTCGAGACGCAGTCCTCAAAGTCCTCGAACTCGGCGCCTTCCGGCGACTCGAAGGGCTTTTCGGCGTCGGCCTTCGCACGGGCGTCGGTGAGGTACTGGTACAGCCGGCGGGCGTCGGCCTCGCTGTGGCCGCGCTCCTCGGTCATGATGGCGACGAACTCCGCCTCGCCGTCGACGTCCTCGAAGATGGATTTGCCGAGGCCATCGCCCTTGTAGGTCGCCCGCGGGACGGCCGGCAGATCGACGTCCGAAACCTCGTTGATCTCGCCGTCGACCAACTCCGTCACCGGGCCGGCCTCGTACTCGACGGCTTCGGGGACGCGGACGTCCTCGGGGAGCGTGTCGTACTCCTCGGCGGCCGTCACGTCGCCGCCGATCGAAAAGCCCGTGAGGACGCCGTCCTTGACGAGTTGCCACAAGTCGTCGTCCTCGTAGCGCCGCGTCCCGACGAGCGTCCCCGGCGGAAACTGGTCGCCGTCGATCGTCTCCGACTCGTCGAGCACCTCGAGGCGCTCGAACGTCGCGGTGCCGTCCGGAAACGCCGCGTGCATGACACCCGTCTCGGGGTCCTCGCTGTGGAATCGTTCGACGGCCTCGGGACGGAAAAAGTCCCGCTGGTGGTCCAACTCGTCGGGGACGAGGACCGCCCCGGTCGCCGTGCGGGCGTCCTCGTCGACGGTGTTGATCGTGACGGTCTTGTGGAAGTGGTCGCTCATGGATAGTCCGCGCGGGTCTGGTGCTCGGCCCCGCGTGCGTCATCGCGTCGGTCGCTAGATGCCCTCGGGGATCTCGTCGCTGTCCGGCCGCGGCCCCGTCGGGAGGCGGTCATGGTTATTACTGATTTCTTCATACGGATATTCCAACCTGATATTCGCGTGGTGGTACGAGCCGTGCGAGCCGGCGTTCGCGAGACCGTCCCACTCGTCGGCCGGCACGCCGAGGTACACGTACAGCGAGTCGGCGCCCTCGGCGCGGGTAAAGCGGATGTACAGTTCGTCGGCCTCGCCGTCGTAGAGGCCCTGTTCGAGGTTCGAGGAGTCGAAGGCCATCGACTCGACGCCCTCCTTATCGGCGAGTTCGAGCGGGACCTCCTTGCGCGTGCCGACGCGGTTCGACTCCGGCGGGAGGTACTCGGGGCGCTCGGCGTCGGCGGCCGCCTGTTGGATTGGGTCGCCGCCGAGGTCCGCTAGTAGTTGCTCGCCCTCGGGGCGGGGGTCGCCGTTCTCGTCGGTGAGCGGGTCGAACCCGAGTTCGGAGCGGGCCTCGTTGACCGTGAGGCCGCCGCGGGCCGCCGCGATCCGCGTGCGACTGATTTCGGCCTCGCGTTGGGGCCGGTTCGCGCCCCGCAGCTCGAACTCGATCGTCCAGTCCGGCGCGTCGAAGGCCGCCTGATGGAGGACCTGATACAGCCGCGCGGCGAATTTCGACTGTTCGGGCTGGATGACGTCTGTCGCGAACTCCTGGCGTTGGGCCTCGGAGTTCGAGCGGTTCGACGTCTCCGTCCGGTTGAGGAGGACGGGCGGCACCTCGTGGATCTTGGCGATCTCGTGTTCGTTGCGGTTCCGGAACGACTCGAAATCCATGTCCTCGCCGCGGGCGGCCGACAGCGGGACCAACTCGATCTCGACGTCGTCGTCCAGCCCGCTCCCGAACTCGTCGACCTCGAGGATGACCGTCCGGTGGGGCGACCCGCGGAGACTGTCGAGCATCTCGCGGAGGTCCTGTTTGGATTCCTCCGAGAGCGTCCCGCCGGTCACTTTCACCGCATAGTGTGGGATCGCGTTGTGGTCGAAAAAGTCGTGGTTGTAGTCCTTTGCGGCCTCGTCGGCGGCGATCGTCCGCGTCGCGGCGACCCAGTCGGGGACGCCGTAGTACAGCGCCAGCGGCGTCGGGTTCTGGATCCAAATGAGTTCGTTCGCCGGGCCGTTCGGAAGGTTCCGCGCATCGTCGGCGATGTCGCCCGTCTCGCGGTCGACGAACGTCGGGTCCGCGCCGTAGCGGTCGCCGGCCTCGCCGTAGAATCGCGTGCGGCCCTCCCGAACCTGGACGTAGCCATGCCCGCGGACGATTTCCTGGCCGTCGGTTTCCTGCTTCCGAACCCGCACCGTTCGCGCGGGGACGTGCGCCAGCCCGGTCGGCGTCCCGTCGGCGGCGGTGAGGATCTCGATGGCGCACCACCCGACGGCGTGGTAGTCGATGCGGGCCTGTTCGAGGACCTCCGCCGGCGTGGCGGCCGCGGTCCCGTTCGGGCCGACCTGCCAGGTCGAGTCGGTCCCGTGCCAAAACTCCCGCAGCGTTGCGCGTTGGTCGTCCGAGGCGTCGTCGATGTCGACCTCCCGGTGGGCGACGAGGTCGAAGCCGTGGCCGACCTCATACCGCGCCTTCTTGCGGATCGCCGCCGCGTGCGTCTCGTTAAGCTCGTAGTAGGCGGCGAGGCGATCGGGGTTATACGGCGGCTGGATTCCGCGGCCGATGTCCGTGGCGATCCGGCGTTCGTTGAGTTGCGTCGTGTCCTCGGCCTTCTCGAGACCGCCGAGTTTCGTGACGTCGACGCCGACCGTCGCCTCGTCGTCGCGACTCATTTCGTCACCTCCGTCTGGGTACACGACCCGCAGATCCCGCGGCGTTTCTGTGTCGAGCCGTGCAACTCGGCGCCGCACTTCTGACAGGTCTGATACTCGCGTTTCATACGTAAGAGACTCCGGAGCCGCTGTCGTCGGTCGCCCCGCGCGAGAGGTCGCGGAGCCGGGGGCGTTGACTCGCCGCCATCGCTAAGGCGTCGACCGTGTCGTCGTGAAAGCCCTCGGGGGCGTGGTAGCGCACCGACCCTGACGGCGTGACGTCGTACTCGAAAATCGACAGTTCGTGCCGGAGTTGCGGGATCTCCGGCGCGGTGAGTTCGCTGTTCTCGATCGTCGCGACGAGGTCCTCGATCAACTCGCGTTTCCGTTTCGGGGAGAACTTGACGGCGTCGACGCGGGCGTGTCCGATCGACTCCGAGAGGTCTGCGACGACCTTGTTATCCCGCGAGGCGTCGATCGCGACCAGCCCCTCGTAGCGGTCGGCGGCGGCCTCGATCGTCGACTGGACCGCCGGCCAACTGTCGCCTTGCGAGCGGTGAAAATGCACGACGCGCCCCTCGGCATCGAGGACGACCCCCGCCAGATAGTCCTCGTGGCGGGCGAGGTCCCACCCGTGGGCGTACGGCCCGACGCCGTCGACGGCCTCGAGCGTGAACGACTCGGAGAAAAGCCGGTCGTCCAGCTCGGAGAACACACCGCCGGACTCGTCGATGAACTCCGCGAGGTATTCTTGCCGGAACACTCGCTCCGGTTGTTCGGTGCGGGCGGCGTCGATCTCCTCGTCGGGGACGTGTGGGTTCTCGTACGTCGGCGACTGCCACGACGCGACGTCCGGGTGGTCGTCCGTTCGACCGCGCTCGAACCAGTCTCGAAACCAGTTGCGCCCCTTCGGCGTCGAGATCGCGACCATGTCGCCGAGCGTGTCCGACAGCGTCGGGCGGAGTTCGTTCTGCCAGGCTCGATTTGGGACCATCGCCGCCTCGTCGATAATGAGGAGGTCCAGCCCCTCGCCGCGGAGCGAGTCCTCCCGATCGGCGGAGCGAAACGAAATCGCCGACCCGTTCGCGAGTTCGTAGCGTTTCGGTTTCGTCCGCTTTTTGTCGGCGATACTCCCCGGCGGGAGTTGCTCTTTGACAGCGTCGAACCCGATGTCAGCGATGTCGTACGTCGGGGCGACCCACCACACGAGCGTCTCCGGGTCGCCGAGGCGGTCGGCCGCCTCGTAGGCCGCGAGTTCCGTTTTCCCCCACCGACGGCCACAGGCGATAATCCGAAAGCGGGCGTCTGACTCGCGGATCGGTCGCTGGCCGGCGTGTGGCGTCCACCGCGGTTTGAGTGTCTTAGGCATCGTCGACGAACTCCCAGCCCTCACCGAGTTCGTGTTTTACGTCGGCGTCGACGTCGTGCTCGCGCTTCTCGGATTTCTGATAGCCGAACGACGATGCGAGGAGGAATTTCGCCATCGAGGAGTCGGTCTCGTCGTCGTAGAGACCACCCTCGATAAGCGTGCGCTCGCCCTGATTTCGCGCGCGTGCGAAAGTGTCGCGAAAATCTGGATGCGCCTCGAGATACCTGTCGAGCGCATCCTTACCGACGCCGGCCGCCCTCGCACACCCACGTTTCGAGACGCCGTCGCGGGCGGCCTCGAGGATCGCGTCGTGGTCCGACTCGTCGACCGTGAACTCGCGACCGTGGGGGTTCTCCGCGTCGGTGTCGCCGTGGCTCGGGATCCAACAGGTCCCGTCCTCGCCGGCCGGGTTCTGACACTCGCCGTCGTCGGTGGTCGGCCAGCCACAGGTTTCGTCAGTCATGCTTATCTCGCGAACTCAATCGGCACCGTCTCGGCGGCTCGGATCCACTCGCCCTTGTCGCCGCCCTTCCGGGCGAGGATCCACCGGCCACTCGACAACTGAAACGCGAGGATGTCGCGGTCGGCCGGGGCGGGGAGATCGTCGTCGGTGCTCGACATCGGTGAGACAACTCCGTTTGAGCCACACCGCGTCCGTGGCGGCGACCGTCTGTAACGCCGCTCGGACGGCGTGAGCCACATCGTCCTGTGCATCGGTCATTCGTCGTCGAGGAGGAACTGCCACGTCACGGGCCGGTCGTCGGAGGTGCCGAACGCCCACCCGAGGTCCCGCGTTCGGGACACGTCCGGATGGCCGATTTTCGACGCATACTCCGAGCCGGGTTTCGGCGACGGCGCCGAAAACACCGGGTACTTGTTCATGACCTTATGAAACGCGGGCGAGTGGTGGTGCCCCTTCATCGAAAGGTCGAACTCGAACTCATCGACGAGGCCGCGCCAGTCCCGCGCCGACGATGCCGTCTCGTCGACGTGCTCATTTTCGTCGTGGCCGTGGCGCACGTGACACCGCCAGTCCCGAACCGTCGTGTTGAGGTGCTCGTGAGTCTCCGAGTACCGAAAGTCGATATTCTCGAAGCCGGCGTCTCGAAGCCGGTCGTCCACCCACGAATACGTTATCAGGTCGGTATTGACGCCGATCGCCGCCGAGGGCTTATCGGTGCCGTGGTTGCCAGGGACGCCGCGCACCTGGACCGTGCGGAAGTGCTCCGACAGCGTCCGGATGAGTTGAAACAGCGCCGCGACCGACGACTCGATTTGATCCCGAAGCGTCCCGCGGGTGTCGACGTGTTGGCGCTCGTAGATGCCGGCCCCGGTCCCGATGTCGCCGAGGAGGAACAGATAACAGTCGTCGAACGTCGAGACCGACGACATCAACTCCCGCATTTTGAGCGCCTTCCGGCCGAACTCGGCGACCGACTCCTCGGCGATGTCGAAATTGTAGACCTCCGAGGTGACGTATTCGCCCTCGCTGTCGCTCCAGTACTCCTTTTCGACGACGTCGCCAAAGTGCGTGTCACCGAGAATCAAGCCGAACGACTCATGCCCGTCGCGGGAGACCGGCTCCGCCTGGAGCGGCGCCGTGCGGCTCAGGCGGCGGAACAGCGTCGCCTGTTCCTCCTCGATGTACTCCGAGACCTCGCGTGTGATCGACTGTTCCGTCGCCGTCGAGAGCGACCGAAGATGCGGCGACCGCTCGTCGGCCAGGAACCACACGTTCGCCTCGCGGTCGTACTCGAGGTCGACGCCTTTCTCCTGAATCGCGTTCCGGTAGCTCTCGACCGTCGTCTCCTTGACGTCGAGCCGATCGGCGATCGCCGCCGTGCTCGCGGGGAGACACCCGATGAGGCGACGCTGTTGCTCCGACAGATCGGGCGTGTCACTCATTCCGTGCGTTGAACCGGTTTTTAAACGAACGTCGTCGTCCGAATTCATTGTCCATCCTCCGGCTTCAGCGAATAGTCCATCGAGACGAACGCCTCCAGGCACTCCACGGAACAGAACCTCCGGCTTGTGGTGTTCGGATGCTTCCCGCCAGAGTCGGTCACTTCGACGTGGTCGTCGTCGTCCGACGCCGGCTTCCACAGGACCATTATCTCTTCATCCCA